AAACGCCCAAGTCTTCTCCGACGTGAACTTGCCGGTGATGCCGTCCCAGTGGCGGATGACCCATCCCTTGGCCGAATCGACCGGCCACGAAATGAGCCTGACAACACCGTTCCACCAGGACTTGAACGCACCGAACACCCAGTTCTTCACTGAGGTGAACTTGCCGGTGATGCCGTCCCAATGCTTGGCCACCCAGCCCTTGGCCGAATCGACCGGCCACGAAATGAGCCTGACAACACCGTTCCACCAGGACTTGAACGCACCGAACACCCAGTTCTTCACCGACGTGAACTTCCCGGTGATGCCGTCCCAGTGCTTGGTTATCCAACCCTTCGCGGAGTCAATCGGCCACGAAATGACGGTGACGACGCCACCCCACCACGACTTGAAAACACCGGATACCCAGTTCCAAGCCTCAGTGAACTTCGCCGTGATGCCATCCCACGTTTTGACGATGGAATCCTTGACCGCCGAGAAGCCGCTCGACAGGTTGTCCCACACGCCCTGGATGCCGGGCCACAGCGAATCGCGCATCCAGTTCCACACGCCGAGCGCAGCACCCTTGATCGCATCCCACGCGCCCGTCACGATGTTGCGGAACGTCTCGGACTTGTTCCACGCGACAACGAAGGCGGCACCGAGCGCGACGAGAGCGATGACGATGAGCGAAATCGGGTTCGCGTTCATCGCCGCGTTCAGCACCCACTGTGCCGCCGCCATCGTCCGCGACGCCGCCGCCGAAGCGACCATCGCCACACGCGACGCCGCCGTCGCCAGAGCCTGACGCGTCGCACTCGCAGCCGACACGACCGCCGCACGAGACGCCTGCAACGCGTTCGTCGCGAACGACTTACACGCCGACCCAGCGTTACGCATCGAGTTACCGGCCGCCGTCCACGCCGTAGCGTTCGGCGGCTGCGCACCCGACAGGCCCGCCTTGAGCTGAGAGAACGCGCGCCCCGTCGACGTCGCAGCATCACGCGCCGTGCTAAACCCCGACTGGACAGTGCTCGCGGCGCTCGAAACGCCACGCATCGCCGACGAGATGCCGTCGATGCTCTTCTTCGCAACGAGCAGCCCACCAGCGCCCGCGACGAGACCCTTCGTCAGGTCAGGATGCGCCTGCACGAACGAGGACACAGACTGCAGCGAGCCGCGCACCTTCTCGAGGGCGTCACGGAACTGCCCGGCCGCGCCCTCGCCGTCCTCGAACTGCTTTTGGAATTTCTCCATCGCAGGGATGACCTTCGTGCCGAGCACCTCGACGAGGCCACCCTGAAGGGAGCGGATGAAGTTCTGTAGCTTCGCCTGCGGCGTGGAGTTCACCGCGGCGTTCGCCTTGTCGGTCGCGCCCGCGACCTGACCGAGACCCTTCGCGGCCTTCTCCGGGTGCAGCGCGAAAAGCGCCTTACCCAAGTCCTCAGCCTGCGTACCGAAAAGCGACGTCGCGATCTGCGCCTGCTGCGCGGGGTCCTTCACCGCACGCAGACGGGTGAGGATCTCGCCGAGGCCCTGCTTAGCTGCCGGCCCACCCTTCGCGATCTTCGACGTCATCTGCTCAGCGTTGAGACCGAGATCCTTGTACGCCGCGACCGTCGTCTTCGACCCGTCGACAGCGCGGATCGAGAACTCCTTGACCGCGTCCGCGACGAGGTCGGCGTCACGCGCGCCACCCTGCAGGCCCTGGTTGATCAGGCCCGTCGCGTCCGCACCAGACAAGCCGACCTTGCGGAACTGAGTTCCGTACTCGTTCAGCGTGTCGAGCAGGTCATCGCTCTTGTTCGCGCCGGACTGAAAGCCCTTCGTGATGATGTCGAACGCCTCGTCAGCGCTCTTCGCCATGCCGGTACGCATCATCTGCGACACGGCACGCGTCACGCCGCCGAGGTCCTGGTCAAACGTCTTCGAGACGGTCAGGGCCTTGCCGCCCATGCTCTCGAGCGTCTTCTCCGACGCCCCGCGCATCCCGTCGATGTCCTGGATGACCGACTTCATGGCTTCGCTGATGTCGGCCGAGTCGCCCATGTTGCTGGAGAACAGCTTGCCTGCCGCGGTGCCGGCGCGAGCCGCCTGATCCTGCGATAGGCCGAGCTGTGCGGTGAGCTTCGCGGTGCCCTGCTTGAGGTCGAGAGAGTCGGCGAAACCCTTGGCCATCATCGCGCCCAGGCCACCAACGCCGGCCGCCGCGACGAGCTTCGTCGAATCCTTCAACTTCGACGCCATGCCCCGCGAGAACGACGCGCCCGCCTGCTCGCCCTCAGCCTGAGCGGGCGCGCTCGCACCCGAGAACAGGTTACGCAGCGACGTCGACGCGGACGCCATGCGCGAACGCAGGCCAGCGGCGAAACCAGCGCCGGCGTTCTGCCCCTCGCCCTCAGCGGCGTTCGAGCCGTTCGACAGGGCGTTCTCGATGTTCGACGTGATGGCCGAGCCGGACTGGGAGACGCCCGAGACGAGGTGCTGACCGATCGTCTGCCCCGTGCTCTGCGCGTCACGCTCGACGAGCCTGAACTCGTCGCGAACGCTCTCACGCAAGCCCTGAGCGGACGCTGCGAGAGAAACGTACGCGGTTGCGAGCTCAACACCGGACACAGGTCACCTCATGTTCTCGAACACTTCGCGGAAGCGTTCGTCGCCGAGCCAGTCAGCGAGTTCATCGGTCGTCATGGAATCGGGCCGGTCTTCGGCGTCCGGGTCGGGCTCCCACGCGAAGGCGATCGGCTGTGGCGGCTCGCCCTTGCCGCCGCCGTTCTGCCAGAGCGCGTAATCGAGGCGCAGCAGGATCGCGCGCAGCATCTCGAGGGAGTCGGTCTGGCGCCATGCCGGGTCGACGGCGCGGCGTGTGGCCGCGTCATCGGGCAGGTGCGCCACCCAGTCGGCGAGTTCGGTGGCGGTGATGTGCTCGCGCACCTCGACGAGCCGCACCCCGTGATAGCGGTGCAGGTCGGCCACGAGGGCCGATCGGTGCTCGGCGAGCAGGCGCGCGAGCGTCAGGAGGAAGGGTTGAGCTCCTGCATGAGCTCGGCGACGAAGTCGGCGCCAGCCTCGATGCTGACGCGACCCGTCGTCTCGTCGCGCAGAGCGTCCATCGCAACGCGCATCTGCTCGTTACCGAGCAGGCGACGCAGGATCGACGGGAAGCGCGCGGCGTTCTGGTGCTGCTCGAGAGCGTTGAAGTCGTCGAGCAGCTCGAAGTCGTCGAGCGCGTCGGCGGGGACGACCCACTCGCGCCCGCGCAGCGTGCAGCGCAGCTCGGCGGGCGCATCCTCGGCCTTCGCCTGGTGGTCGGTGGGCTTCTTCACGCCGGCGGGAACGGCGGCCTTCTTCGCGGTGGTGCTCATGGCTGCTGGCCTCTTTCTCTACTGGCCCTGGTGGTGGAGCACCTGCCCGGGGCGGGCCAGCGTGGAACCCCGGGCAGGTGGTATGAGTCAGCCCCCGACGCGAACATGAGCGCGTCAGGGGCTGAGATGGGGGGGAGGTCAGGCAGAGAGCTTGTCGCTGTCCTCCGAGTATTCATATACCCGCACCCCGGTGGCGTCCTTGATGGCCTCGACCTCGACCGAGTAGCCGGACAGCTTGCCGAGGACGTACGCCTCTTCGCCCTTGATGACGGGGTCGGCGACGGGCACGATCTTGCGGATCTTCTTCGACCCGAACTTCATGTCGAGGACGAGGACGCCCTGGTCGGGCTTGCCGCCCTTGTCGAGGACAGCCGTCTTCGTGCCGGCCGTCGACGTCGGCGCCGTGACGGTGACGTTCGTCGCGCCGAACGCGAACTCGAGGACGTCCTTGTCGAGCGGCGACAGGAGCGTGAACTCGAACGAGCGCGACTCGTCGGTGAGCAGGTTGGCGAGCGTGCTGCCGTCCCACTCCTTGACCTGATCCGTCTTCGCCTCGATGCTCGGCTTCACGCCTTCATCGGAGATGGCGCCGAGGCACTTGAACTTCGCGTCGAGCGCGGTCGACGCATCCGTCGGCAGGACGGTGCCTCGAGTTGCCCAAAACACGCCGCCGCCCGCCTTCGGGCTGTAGGCGGCGACCTTCGAGCCGTTGTTGGCTCCCATGATTCCTCCAGAGGTGCTGGCCCTGGGGTGTTATTTCGGAACCTGCCCGAGCGTCGCCGCCTAGCAGGGGAACGGGGGTCAGCCCTGCGCGACCGTCACGTTCGGGTCGCTCGCGGGCTTCGCGGCCGGCTTTTCAGCGTCCGCCTTCTTCGCGGGTGCCGACAGGCGCCAGCCTGCGTCCTTCCACGCATCCGCGTCGGCCTTCGGAACCTCGCGGGTGTGGTCGGGGAAGTCGGGGTGATACACGGTCTTCGTGGTGGGCTGGTCGCTCACAGCGATGCTCCTTCGGTGATGACGATCGGGGAGTAGATGAATTGGTAGCGCGGCGTTCCCGTCGCGCTGTCCGGGTAGTTCACGGGGTCAGTGAGCGACGCCGTGGTGACCTCGACGGCGCCCATGCGGATGCCGTCGCGGTGGCTCGCCAGCAGCGGCCACGCCTTCGACGTGAGCGACCACGCGGCCGACTCGTCGCTACCCCAGCACTCGACGAGCACCGTCGGGCGCGACTGAGCACGATCCAACGGCGCGCCACCGGTACGAGTCAGACGGATGAACGACGCCGGGCGCGTCGCAGGCACACGCGTACCGACCTGCACACCGAGCTCGTCACGCAGGTACCTGACCAGCGCGGCCTCGAGGTTGGGCAGGACGTCGCTCATCGAGCCGCGTCCAGCCCGCGGAGAAGCCGATTGTTGCGCGCCTCATCGTCAGCCGCACCAGCCTTGACGTTCCACACGCGAGCATGCGCGCGACGACCCTCACCGGACGCGTCCGACACATACCCGCCCCACGACGACTCACGGTTCGCGGCATCCGCGACACGCTCAGCACGCCGGCGCAAATCCTGCACCATCGCGGGACTCGTGAGGAGACGCTCGATCGCGTCACCGTTGAAGGTGACCTCGACACGTGACTGCTCAGCCATCGACGACCTCCACTTCCACGGTCACGCCCGGCGCGAAACCAAAAGGGCCGCGCGTCCAATCCTTCGGTGCACCGTTGACGGCGTACCACGTGCCGTCGATGCGCACCTCGTCCCGGTAGCCGGGCACCAGGCCGGTCTTCGGCGCGCCGATCGTGAACGCAACCTTCGACAGGTCGCGGGTGCCGTCGTCGACGTCGGTGAGCGCGCCCGGCGCGATGAAGCTCACCGGCCACTCGTGCTCGCTCGTCGTCGTCGTGGCGTTGCCGAAATCGTCCAGCTCGCCCTCGGCGTGGGTGCGCACAGCGAGAGCCCACGGCGTCGGCAGGCTCACCGCTGCCACCACTCAAGACCAGAGCGCATCGGCGTCAGGCCGCTCGCGTCACCGTTGACGACGACGCCATCGAGCGGTGAGCCCGGCGTCATGTTCGGAATCATGCCGATCGTCGCGGCAGCACCGTCACCGGAACCGTCCCCAGCCCGGTAACGCTTGCACGCCTCCTGCAACTGCTCGATCTCGGACGGAAACAGCATGCCGCGCCGCTGCTGGCGCGTGTCCATCGTGACGCCGAACGGGCCTGCCGTCTGCGCCTGGTAGGCGCCAGTGCCGGACTCGTTCCAGCGCAGGACAGCGCCGCGGATGACGGCCTTGATGTACGCCTTGCGGGTCGCGTCTTTGAGGAAGTCGCCCTCAAGGATGCAGGGGGCGACCGTGGCTGCCGTCGCCTCGGCATCCTCAATCATCGCCAGAGCCTTAGCCTGGTCGATACTCGCGAACGGTTCGAGGTCGCTCGGTTCAAGTAGATGCACCACAGTCACCCCCTCGCGTCACTTCTTGACCGAGCGCGGACGCGTCTCGGACTCTTCGCGCTCCCAGCCGAGAGCCTCGAGAGCAGCGACGCCCTCAGCGTCGATCTCGTGGTGCTCACCCTCGGGCGAGATCATGCCCGCCATCACGCAGCCGCCGGGGTGATGACGCCGGCCGGGTACGAACCACCGAGGCGGGTCATCGGAACAGCCGTCTGGAAGCCGACGCGGAACACGACGCGCAAGGCCTTCGTGTCCTGCTGCATGAGGTTGAGCACGACCTTGCCGGTCGAGTCGGAGATGACACCCTCCTTGAAGATGTCGTACGTGATGTCCTGACGGATGCCGACGACGAACTTGCTCCAGTCGAGCGCGATACCCGTCGCGGCGGCCGTGTTCCACGCACCGTTGCGCACCTCGTCCAGCGTGTAGCCGTACAGGGTCGAGTTGCCACCAGCGGTGGGGGAGCCGAACAGCGGCTGACCGTTCTTGTCCTTGAGCCCACGCAGGCGCCAATTCAGGCCCGGCGTCGCGAGGAAACCGTTAACACCGAAGCCACCCTCGGACGCCTTCGCAGCCGTCTCGAGGAACGCGTCGGCGAGGTTGTTCGTCGCGGACAGCTGCGAGACGTTGCCGGCCTTGATCGCCGCGGGGACGATCGCCTCGGGCCACGACGCGGGCTTGTCCGTACCGAACAGCGTCGCCTGGTCGACCTTCTTGCCGATCGCCTCCTTGAGAAGCGGCTTGATCTCGTCCCACAGCGGGACGTTCGAGTCGTCGATGACGGCGTCGGGGATCGGGACGATGACGGCGAGCTCCTCGGCCGTCATCGTGATGCCCTTCCACGACACCGAGTCGGTCTGCTTGAGACCCGTGTCGCCGTCGACCCAGTAAGCCTCGGGCAGCGACGCGAGGACGGGCTGCTTGGCCTTCTTGGAGGACATGCGAACCTGCTTCGCGCGCGAGAGGACAACGGAGTCCTCGGGCGTCGTCTGCAGGATCTCGTTGATGTGCTGATCGGGGATGAGCTGGTCAGTGACCTCAGCCCGCCCGACGATCTCGGCGAATCCAGCCATGATCTAGTTACCTTCCGGTTCAGGAGTTGGCGAACTTGGCACGCAGCCAGTCGCCCTGGGGGGTTGCGTCCCCGCCCGACTGGGCAGGGTTGGGACGGGGAGACCTCGTCTTCGGAGCCAGATCCGCGAGCAGCTCGTCGGCGTCCGCCTCGAGTTCCTCACGCGTCGAGCCGACGAGGCGCTTGGCCTGCGTCTTCGTCAGACCCTTCTCGAGCGCGATCTCCAGGCGGTCACGAGCAAGCTCGGCGTCCTGCGCGCGCGTCTTGTGCGAGTCGCGCTCCTCGGCGACACGCTCGAGCTCGGTCTTCTTCTGCTGCTCGAGCTGGTCGAACTTGCCCGCCTTGGCCTTGACGTCGTCGTAGTCGGCGTACTTCGCGCGCTCGCGCTGCAGGCGGGTCCCGAGACGCTTCTCGAAGTCCTCCTGCGACGTGATGGGCTCGAAGTCATCCGACTTCTTGGCGTCGACCTCGGCAGGCTGCTGTTCGGTCTGCTCGGGTGCTTCGTCGGACATGGTTTCCCCTTTCAGGCCACGGATTGACCGCTCCGTGTGATGCGTGGTCCCCGCCCTGTGGCGGGGTGGTCTAGTGGTGCCAGGCTGGGCCGTGGCGCTTGCCCTCAGATAGGGTTGGTCAGTAGTCGTGTGGGATACAATGTTCGTGTGAACATTTGCGAAGCCCCGGGATGCGACCGACCCAAGGTCGGCCGTAAGTCGTATTGCCACGCCCACAGCGAGAGGCTCAGGCGCACGGGAGACCTCGGTCTCGACAGGCCCTTGCGAAAGCGAAGCGACATGCCCAAGGTGTGCATGGACGAATCCTGCACACTGCCCGTCTATGCCGGTGGCTTATGCGGGAAGCACTACACCCGCGCATTTGCGAAGGGGTTTCGAAGCGGAGGCGTAGCACCGGGTCAGTGCTCGGCGGATGGGTGCAACAAGCCTGTCCGCTCTAAAGGAATGTGCGGAAAGCACTACAACTGCGTGCGCCGATGGGGCACAACGTCGCCTCCCGAGAGGGTCCCGACGCACAAGAAGCGCGAGCCTAGCGGCTACGTCTATGTCAAGGCGGAGGGGCACCCCATGGTGACGAAGAACGGATACCTGGCCGAACACCGGCTCGTCGTTTCGAACGCCATTGGCCGCTCGCTCCGCCCCGGAGAGAATGTCCACCACATAAACGGGGTTCGTGACGACAACCGCCCAGAGAATCTAGAGCTGTGGAACACAACTCAGCCCAGCGGACAGCGCCCTATCGACAAGGTGCTCTGGGCCGTCGAGATGCTCCGCCTGTACTCACCGAGCAGCCTCACTCTTGGACCGGATCAGATGCCAATGCTGTCTGCCGAGTTGAACCACATTGGTCGCGCAACACATGAGCAGTGATCGTGGCTCTTGAACCTCGCGGTCTCCCTTGCATAAACCGCGCCGCGGCCAATCAACATCGCGCAGAAGTCGCACGTGTCACCACTGCCGACGCGCTTCCAGCCCTTCGCGGCAGGGTCAGCGATCGATGAGCGCATGATCGTCTCGCGGTGCTGCGCGGCGATGCTGCGCTGCAGACCGCCGTCGACGCGCTTGAGGACGATCTGACGCGCGTCCTGCGGCGCGTCAGGCTTCACCATCGTCTGCGTCGCCCAGTTCGCCAGGGACGCCCAGCGGCCCTGATCCGGCTGCTCGGCGAGCACCGGGGCGAACGACCCCGGCGCGCCGGAGGTTTCACGTGCCGTCTCGAACCACTCAGCGCCGAGCGCGGCGGCCGCGTCACCGTATGTCAGGCCAATACCCGGCAGGATCTCCGCGAGCGCCACACGCAGCTCATCGACTGGCAACGCCTCAGCGGCCGCCCAGAACGCGGCGAGGTCACGCTGTGCGAGCGCCACCAGTTGCGCGAGCGCCTGGCGCTGCTCAGCTTCGGCCGGCAGCATCGGCAGCGACCTGCGGTGTCACGTCCTGCGCCGGCGGCGCAGGGGTGGCGATGAGAGACTCGACAAGCGAACGGCCCGCGTTGCGGCGAGCCTCGGCCTCGAGCGCGCGCTCCTCGCTGCGCGAAAGGTTCAGGCGCTTGCGAGTGACGACTGAGTCGGGCGCGAGAATGTTCGCGCCGACGAGCTTCGTCACCTCGTCAGCCGTCGCGGCGCGCGTCGGCGTCGCGGCGGACTGCCACTCAGCCGTGACACGAGAGTTGAAGTCGGCGGGGATCTCACCGTCGCGCACGAGCAGCGCAAGCCGAGCGACCTCCATCCACGAACGCCCGAACGTCGCCTGGCGACGCTCAGCACGCTTGACGAGGCGAGCCTCACCGGCACGGATCGCGTCAGCACTCGACGGGTTCGACGTCTGGATGCCGAGGTAGTCGGCGGGCATGCCGGCCTCGGCCGCGATCTGCATGCGGAACTCGCGCAACTGGTCGATGAACGGCGTCGGCGAAGCGGTCGTCAACTGCTTGACATCGGGGGCGTCGCCGTCCTCGTCCTTGTCGATGGCGAGGGCGTGCCCGGCGAGAATCTTCCAGCCGGCGACAGGGTTGCCGTTGCGATCCTTGAACGCATCGGGGCCACGCCCAAGCAACATGAGCTGCGGGATCGAATAGAACATCGAATTGACGTTCATCCCAAGCCCGGCGCGCATCATGTCCTCAGTCAGCGAACGGATGCCACGCGTGATCTCGGAACGCCCACCAGGACGCGACGCGCGAGCACGGTTGGCGAACTGCACGACAGGCACACGGCCCATGCCGTGTTCGTCGACGTCCTCGATGACCCACGCGCTACCACTACGGCGCAGCGTGATGCTCGCGTCAGCCAGGTCAAGGACGCCACGCTCGGAGCGCCCATCCTTGACGAGCAGCGTCGTCCACGCCGCGTCGAGGCGACGCGTGTGCGGATTACGCACGCCAGTCGTCGTCATCGGCGAATGCACGGTGATGAGGGGCGTGTCAGAGCTCTCACTACGCCCGACACGCACGAACGACGTACCAAACACAAGCGCGTCGAGGTGAGCGAGCGAAGACTCGAAGTCAAGCTCGTTCTCGTCGTAGATCGCGTCGAGCCCGTAGGACGTCGCGCCCGAGTCATCCCAGCCAGTGAAGTCGAGGCGCTCCTCGAGCACGTCGACGACAATGCCGGGAGCGCCCGTCACGGGCGCGATACGGCCGGCGACCTCAGCAGGGACAGCGAAACCAGGCGTGCCGAGCTTCTTGTTCGCCTCATAGTAGGCATTCGCCTCAAAGTTCGCCTGGTTGTGCGACTCGAGCCCCTCGGTGAGCGCCTTGACGAGCGCGAACGCATCCTCACCAGCGGTGATCTGCGCAGGGACGATACTCACAGCACCACCACCTCACCCTTGCTCTCGGTTCCGCCCGTGCGGCGCTTGCTCCACTTGACTGCCCCGTGACGTGCGCACGCGGCGGCGTACAAGGGAGCGGACTGCAGGTCTCCGACGCGCGCCATGCGCCAGCCGCCGGACTTCACGCCCTGGCGCGTCGACTCGCGCACGCACGTCTCGAGGACGGCGTCGTCGACGTGCGAGACGGTGCCGTCACGCGTCGCCTGCGCCATGCCGGTCGAGATCTGCGCGATCTCGGTGATGTTCAGTCGATAGGTCTTCATGCCCTTGGCCTGCAGCGGCGCCTCGAGGACGCTCGCGCCCGAATCGGACGGGAAGACGACGGGGATGCGGCGGCGGCACTGGCGCCACAGCCACGCGACAGCAGCGTCGACGCCCGCATCGAGCGGATCATGGTCGACGAGCTCGACGTGCACGACGCCACCGTCAGCGTGCGCAGCGATCGACAGCCACATGCGCCCAGCGGCGTCCATGTCGAGGCCGATCGCGGCGAGCTTCCAGTCGGGCGAGGCCGCGGGGATCGTCAGCGCGTCCCATTCGGCAATGTCGATGGCGGGGTCGGTCTTCACCGTGGCGTCCGCCCACATTCCAAGTCGCTCCATCGCGAACTGTTCATCCGTCATGGATGCTCGCTCGCTCGCTACTGCTTCATGGCTTATGCGAGCGCCAAAAGCCGGGTTTGCCTTAGCCCACGTTGCAGGATCGTCGAAATCATCCCCGGGCGCGGCTGACCACTCGAGATAGGCGATGGTTCGCTCAGATCCCTGAATGCCGGCTTCACGGATGCGCCCAAAAACGTCACCATCGTCGACGGGGGTCGGCGGGGTTCCCATGAGCCAGACTTGAGGGTTCGGCCTAGCAGACATCGTGGGCAGAATCGCCGACCACGACTCAGCAGAAAGGATCTGCGCCTCGTCCAACATGAGGCAGTCGCAGGAGAAACCGCGTCCAGAGCCGTTGGAACGCGCCTTGAAACGCACCTCTTGGCCGGACTTCATGCGGATGAACTCGCGCATCTCAGAGCGTGCGATGAAGTCGACGCGCTCTTCGAGGTCAGGGTTCTCCTCGATGATCTGCACGAGACGGAAGAAGGTCTCGCGCGCAGTGTCCTGACGGTGAGCCGAGACAATGATGACGCGCTCCTCGAACAGCAGAAGGCCGGCCAGCACACGAGCGACGATGAGCATCGTCTTACCCTGCTGCCGGGGAGCCGAGACCCCAACCTGACGCGCAGCCCAGCGGCCGTCAGACCGCTCGCCAAGCCCTGCGCGCAGCACTTCTTCCTGCCACTGGTCGAGCGTCAGCCCGTACGCAGCGGCGAGGTCAGAGACGTCCTCCCACGAGTTAGCCCGAACGTTGGGCGCGTGATGAATCCGCGCCGGGGCTTGCCCTTCGAGCAGCGCGACGCTTCGCGATTTCGTCAACAGCGTCCCCCTTCTGCTCCCCAGGTTTCAAGCCGTCGATCTCGGCGAGGACAGACTGGAACCGATTCGTCAGTGCGGCGAGGTCACGCATGGACTCGCACTCGTCGATCGCTGCGGCGAGAACGTCGCGCAGAGCCTCGAGAGTCGCGAGGCGGTTACCGGACGCGGAGGTCTGACGCAGAGACACGATTCCCCCTCCGCGAGTTGCAAGCACGGTGAGCGAGACGCAGGTTCGCTGCCGAATGGTCGGGAATTAGGGCCAGCGAGCGCGGTTCGATGTGGTCGAGGGTCGCCGCCATTCGGTGTCTACCCGGAAGGTCTGGGTCCACAGCTTCCAGGCAGATCTGGCAGACCCAACCGTCGCGTTCATAGATTGCGAAGCGCTCCGAGCGCGGGGTGAACGATGTCTCAGAACCGCCGAAGTTCTTCCGATACGAGTATCCGTTGCGCTCGCGATACGAAGCGGCAAAGCTCCGATACTCAGCAGCCGACGCGGCAGAGCACTCTCCGCAACGGCAACCCTTGCGGTAGCGATATCGGGTTCCATGCTTCACGACACCGATACCCCTGCACGCTGAGCACCGGGGTGACGATGGGGACTTCCTCGTTCCTGCAGCCCAGCCAGTAGGGCCGCCGCACTCGGCACATGGCACTCGAGGGCGGCTCTTCCACTTGCACTGATTGCACAGTCGACCATTTGCTCCGGCTGAAACCGGCCCCTGGCACGCCTCGCAGGTATGATTTTCCATAGCCGCTCCTTCTAGCGGTCAGGCCCAGGGTCACGGTGTTGGTAGCACCGCCTGGGCCGCTTTTATGTCCAGAGAGCATTCTAGCCCCTGTGGAAAAACGAGCTGCTCTCTCCGAT